CATCGGCGCGTTCAAGCTGGCGACCATGATCAAGATCAGCGAGGAACTGCTGAATGACTCTGTTTTCAACATGCCTGCCTACATCTCCAAGGAATTTGCGCGCCGCATCGGTGCCGCCGAAGAAGAAGCTTTCTTCACGGGCAACGGCACTGGCAAGCCGCTGGGTATCCTGGCCGCGACCGGTGGCGCGCAGACGGGTGTGACCGCCGCGTCCCAGACTGCCGTCACCTTCGACGAGATCATTGACCTCTATTACTCCCTGCGCGCCCCGTACCGCCAGGACGCCGTGTTCATTATGAATGACGCGACCATCAAGGCGCTGCGCAAACTGAAGAACGGCTCCGGAGACTACATTTGGCAGCCCAGCGTGACGCTTGGTGCGCCGGATCGCGTTTTAAACCGCCCCGTCTACACCTCGCAGTTCATGCCCGCGCTGGCCGCCAGCGCCAAGACCATTCTGTTCGGCGATCTCAGCTATTACTGGGTCGCTGACCGCGAAGGCCGTCAGTTCAAGCGTCTCAACGAGCTGTACGCCGCGACCGGGCAGGTTGGATTCCTCGCTTCCGAGCGCGTGGATGGCAAGTTGATTCTGGCCGAGGCCGTACAAGTCATGGCCATGAAGGCGTAAGGAGGAACCGAAATGAGCTACAACACAAAGAACTATGCCGCGCACGGCGGCAGCGAGCTGGTCATTGGCGGTAAACTGACGATTTTAGAAGGTGCGACCGTGACAGGCATCGCGGCTACGGCTGAGCCAGCAAGTGCGGAAGCGCTCGGTGGAGTCAAAGCTGCCGCGAAGGGAGAGCAGGACACCGTCGAGGTAAAGATTGGGACGGACAGCAAGCTGTACGTCCCGGCTTATCCGGAGACGTATACACTTCCCGGCGCTGCCGCGGACACGCTCGGCGGCGTGACGCTGGCGGCGAACCAAGCGGACAGCACAGCATCCACCGTGGCGGGGCTGAAGGACGATCTCAACGCCCTTCTCGCCAAGCTCAAGGCATCCGGGGTGATGGCTGCTGATGAGCCCGCCGAGTAACAGGCGGTGAGCCTATGATCGTGACAGTGGCCGAGGCAAAGTCGCATCTGCGGCTCGAGTCCGATGAGGAAGACGGATTCATCGAGTCGCTGATCGCGCAGGCGCAGGCAGCCGCCGAAGACTTCTGCCGGGTGACATTTACAGAGCCCGCGCCGGAGCCTGTGCGGCTGGCGGTTCTGCTCATGGTCGCCCACTACTATGAAAACCGGGATACCCCGGAGCGCCAGATTTACGTGACGCTGCGGATGGCGTTTGAAAACCTGCTCTATCCCTACCGTGACATGGCCAAGATGTTTTAAGGAGTGTGATGCGGTTTGCGCGGATACAAGAACTTTGAAGGCTCGCCACATCCGGGTGATCTGCGTCACAGAGTGCAAATCGGTTATACCGAGAACGCGGTCAACGCGAACGGATACCCTGAAGCGCGTGACGTGATCATCTGTACGGTCTGGTCGTCGGCAACGGACGCCGGGAACCAACACTACCGATCCGCCGACACCATGAACACGGAGGCGGTGGTCAACTTCACCATCCGCTGGCGCAACGACATCAAGCCCGGCATGTGGGTACTGTTCCAGAACGAGAAATGGACGATCTCCACGCTGGGCGAGTATTCCTTCCGGCGCAAGTATCTGGGCCTCAAAGCCTCCATCGCGAAGGGGGTATCCGGATGAGGCAGGTGCAGCAAGCTCTCTCAGGACTTGGTATCCCCGTTATTGCGGGTGTATGGCGCGCTGCATCTCAGAGCCAGAATCCGCCCGCGCAGTACGTGGTGTACTCCACCACAAAGACGGAGGACTCCTTTCACGACGATACGGTGACCAGCTACCGAACCTACGTCTACATGAACCTATGGAGCGACACAGACCCCACGGAAATGGCGGGCAGAATCCGTCAAGCCATGTACGCCGCTGACTTCTGGATGGTGGAGGAATCGGATCGCGGGTACAACATGCCTGCCTACGATACCGCCACAAAGCAGTACACCATCCAATGGACATGGTGTCTGCGCGAGGAGGTGCCCTGATGCCTTTTTCACTTCAAGGAGCGGACAATCTTCGGGACGACCTGACCAACATGGCGGCGAACCTCGAGTTTGGCGCGGGCGTCAAACGGGCGCTGGAAGCGGGTGCAGCGCCCATCGAACAGCAGATGCTGGCGAATGCCGCCAGCGATCCCAAGATCATCACGGGCGCGTTGCACGGCAGCATCCACACGGGTAAGGTGAAAAAGCGCCGTATGGGCGGCAAAGCCATCACCATTGGCGTACACCACGCCGAAAAGGGCGCGTACTACGTAAACCCTGTGGAGGCGGGGCACGGCGGCCCGGCTCCCGCGCCCGCGCACCCCTTTGTCCGACCGGCCTTTGACACGCGCGTGGACGAGGCCTACGCCATTATGAAGAAGATCCTTCATGATGAGCTTCTTAAGTAACAATTGGAGGTAAGAACATGCCTACTCCTACGGCTTCCCCCGCCGTCTCCTCGACGGTGGGTCTCAAAAACATGGTCATTGCGCCGCTGACGGAGGATACCGAAAGTGTCCACACTTATGGCGCTCTCCAACTGGTGGCGGGTGCGATTGAAGCGTCCATCACACCCGACAACGCCGACCCGGACGTGCAGTACGCCGATGATGTGGAATTCTCAGTGCTGTACCCCGACCCCGAACTGACCTTCAAGACCAAAATGGCGGATGTGCCGCTGAACATTCAGGAGATGGTCTTTGGCAACACCATCGATGAGAACGGCGTTCTGATCCGCAATGCCTCTGACACGCCCAGCTATTTCGCCGTGGGATTTAAGTCGGAGAAGTCGAACCACAAGTTCCGCTTTGTGTGGCTCTATAAGGTGCGCGCCAAGCCCGTAACGGAGAGCTACGCCACCAAGGAAGGCAAGACCATCAACCGTCAGACGGGCGAAATCGAGTGGAAGGCCATCAAGCGCACCCACGACGGCCAGTATCAGGCGGTCGCGGACGTCGACGAGAACGGCTTTACCGCCGCTATGGGCGATACCTTCCTGCAATCCGTGTACGAGCCGACCTTCACGACCACACCCTAACGATAACTACGCCGCGATAGGCACACTCCTTTGGGGGTGTGCCTGTTTGCGTTCACGGGAGGTAACGCGCTTGTCAGAAGGAGGAAACACCGATGATTACTTGCACCCTGAAAGAAAAGAAGTATACGGTTGACTACATTCCCGGCCGCGCCCTGCGAGAGATGGAGCCCGCTGCGAAAATGTACAGCCGCATCGTGGTGCTGTCCAATGCCGTCGTCAAAGGCGAGTCCATTCCTGAAGATCAGCAGATCAGCATCCCGGATGCGATGGATGTGATGATCCGCTGGTTCTGTCTGCTCTTCGGCAATCAGTTCACGCCGGACGACGTGCTGGACGGCTATCCTGTTGATCGGCTGATGCACGACATCGCCCTCGCCTTAATGGCGGTTCAGACGCAGACTACGGAGATTCTGGACGAGTTCCCTACGAGGGCGGGGACGGAACATCCGTCGGCGCAGACGGAGACGACGAATCCCGCCTGACGCTGCCTGATTTCATCCTGTCCACCTACAATTCCCTTTTGGAGGACGGGTGGCGGATGAAGGAAATCGACGAGATGGACATGCTGGGCTTTCTGCACATTCGGGCGTGGAGCGCCAGCCGGGAGAAAGAAAAGAAAGTGCCGAAACAGCGATATATCGACGAGGTCTGGCAAGGCCTCAAGCCATGAAGGAAGCGACCGTGATCGGCGCTTCCTTCTATTTAATGTACGGATTGGCAGGTGAGAATTCTTGAGCGAGACGCTCCGCGATCTTGTGGTGTCGCTTTCCCTGAACAGCGATAACTTCACGAGGAACATCAAATCCATCCAGAAGCAGATCCAGGAAGCGGAGTCCGCGTTCAAGCTGGCCAGCGCTGGTGTAGAGAAATTCGAATCCACCACAGCGGGATTGGCATCCAAGCTCTCGACGCTGGAGCGCAGGTTCTCCCTGCAAAAGGACGCGGTCACGCAGTACGAGAAGGC